ATTGAAGCCATCCCAGGAAACACACATCCAAAACTCGTACTTGTTGAAGAAGTCCACCATTTCCTGTGTAATGAGTTTTCCGTTCGTCATCAACGAGTATTCGACAGGCAGTTTACGCTTCTGTGTTTCAGTAACGACTTTCTTTATATTATCCCAGAACAACAATGGCTCACCGCCAAAGAACTGCAATGTGAGCGTGTTGTCATCATTTAATTCACTACAAACTTCTTCTATGAAGTCATAAATATCAGGATTGATTTCGTGAGATATAGGATGTTCCACTAATGGATGCTGCAAACAGTATTTGCAATTAAGATTGCACTCGTTTCCAAGCATAATAAAAATGGTGTTAACGTTACGGTTCAAAAATTTACTATTATTCATATGCTCTCCAATTTAAGACAAATAAACTGCTCCAAATGTTTTCCATGCGTTACTAGCACGTAATTTAATTAACATATTTGTTGTGTCGAACCATAAACATCCATTTTGTGGAGATTTTGGTTCTGTAGCTGAAATAATATATGTATTGCTGATGTCAGTTTTCTTAGCGTATGTACTTTCTACTTCTGCTGCATTTGCTTTCTTACCAAGCTCTGCTGTTACGGTAGCAGAGAAATTGCTATCATTGCCCAGAGCTGTTGCCAGTTCATTCAATGTGTTCAGCTGTTCTGGTGCGCCATTTACCAGAGCTGAAATAGATTTAGCCACAAATTCTGTGGAAGCAATAGTATTAGACGAGTTCCCCTGATTAGCCGTGGGGACAGAAGTTATCCCGGTAAATGTGGCATCAGTGGCGGTCAACGCATTGGTGGTAATCTGTTTCGCGATGCTATCTGTTATGGACTGTCCGTTTTCCAGAAGTTTCCCTTTTGCGTTGATGTTGGCAGGGAATGTGGCGTTCTGCTTATTGTCCCAATAATATAAATGGTCATTAAACGCAAGCCGATTAGGAGCGACCCACATGCTACTCCCATATCCATTAATATTTATGATGGATTGAGTGGATTCTGGGTGTTCAGTAATTTGGTCTGTTAAATCTCTACTTGTTGTCATAAATGTAAAACGATAATTCCAGAATTGATACGGCTGATTGTAATACCCGCCAAACAGCACTCCATCGCCCAGTCTTATATAATTTCCCCCTGGCCCACCCGTTAATCCAAAAGAATCAGAAGAAAATTGTGTAACCCAAGCGTCTGGATTATTCCCGGTTGCACTTTCAACCTTGACTTTTATCTTATTTGAAGCACCCGTACACCAAATGTATAATTCTTCAAGGGAGCAGTATCTTTCTGTAGATTTTATATAGTCTTTCCCCCAATACTTATATTTGTCCGTTTCCGCCGTACCATCCGGAACGTTGTATTTCATTGCAGTAATGGTAACTCTCAGCCCACATTGAGCATTTTCTTTACCGTCAATCTTGGGAATATTCATATCAGAATATATTGTTTTATTAAACAAATTTTCTTTTTCAGCATCTTGGAAACCAGCATCCGTCCATGTTTGCCCGCCGTCTATAGTTTGTTCAATGATGATTTGCTCGGCAGGCAAAAAAGCCAGCTTGTTAGCCCGCACAGTATCAATTAATGGGCGGGTCGTGTAGTCAAGCGTATCATTTTTGTATAAGGGCTTTGTTAAATCAAGAACGTTCCATTTAGTCGGCTTATTCTTGATAAATGCCTTGCTTGTCGTATCCGTAACGTTCCAGTCGGCTTGCTGTTCCTTTGCACTGTTAGCCGCCGCTGTTGCGCTGTTGGCTGCCGCTGTTGCACTGTCAGAAGCCTGCAAAGCTGATGCTTTTACTTGACTTAAACTAGTTGCTGCATTTGCTTCGCTTTCTCCTGCCTGAGTCGCACTAGCCGCCGCATTATCCGCATACTGCTTTGCATCTACAAGTGGCTTTAATGCTGTTTTTATAGTCGTGTCGGTACCCAAAGTCAGTATCAAATATCCATCGCTATCTACAGTTGCACCTGTAATACCCTCACCTTTTTCACCGCGAATGGATTCAAGCCACTCTTTTTCTGTTCCGGTAAATCCGTTTTGTTTTGCAATTTCATAGGCACTTAATCCATTAACGGCTTCAGATACAAGAATAAACTGCTTTCCGTCCCACCGATATGTTTTGCCCGTTGATTTGACGACATATAGTTTATCAGTATCACCGCTTGTCGGCAGTTCATCTACATACACGCAAGCACCGCTTATCATATCGAACAGCGCGTCAAAGTTATTAATCATGTAATCCAGGATACCTTTATTGTCAGCCGTAGCAAACGCCGACTTTTTACCATACGCGCCTTCACGTATAATCGCGTCGTTTTCGTCCCGGATTTCCCCGGGCTGGAATGCCTGTCGTTTCATGCTATCAGTCCTCCTTGTAAACGTATTCTTTGTGTGCTGGTTCTGTTACGACCCATTCTGTTTTTGTCACGGGGGCATCGACCCACTCGTTCTGGCCAGTTTTCGGATTATATTTAAACTGCCGTTCCGTCGTCTGAATGGTTTTCAGTTCCCGTTTTTCCGGCACTTCTACCCACTCGAAATGAGGATTCGTAGATGTTGTTTTGTTGCTTTTTGATTTCTTTCGGTATGCATATACAGCGATGACAGCAAACAAGATGACTCCTATCAGTATCGTGTTATTCATTTTCTACTATCACTCCATTTCGTAATACAATGTCCTGGATGTCGTACCGGGTATCAGACGTAATGATAGTTATATCTGGTTCTGGTTCGACTGGGGCATCAGCCGAAAATACACAAGCCCCGTCCTGCTTAAATCCGTAATAGTACATCAATACTGTTTCACCCCCATGCACCAATAACTGCCAGAACCACCGCGCGACAAATCCATATATGTGTATTTCCCGTCTGCGGTTACCGAGGTTAAAGTACCCCCGTTCATGACAACCCCGAACGTTGATATTTTTCCAGTCTTTTCGCTTTCTTTATAAAAAATTGCTGTCCGGCCAGAGCATGAGCCTATTGTTTGACTGTCCGTGGCCCACACACCCCACATGCATTCGCTTTCACTATACCCGCTGGGGAGCGGTATCGTTCCGCCGTCTGATATGGAGCCGCGGACAAACGCCACGGCTTTAACAGAATATCCGTTAATCCGCACATTCGAGCCGTCAATGGTTCCACTTTTTATTGACGCCCCGACGATATTCCCGTTTGCATCGACGGAAAATGTATTGCTGTTGTTGCGCAGTGTCGTCCCGATAATTTCGCCGCCTTTCAGCGTGCCGACGTTTTCCGTTATGGCCGACAATTCTGATACGGACATTTTCTCCGCCGTAACAGCCCCAGCTTGAATCATCCCTTTCGTAATGACATTATTATCAAACGTCGTATCGCCTGTTACATGTATCCGTTTCCCGTCTATCGTAATGGTTTCCGGCGACAAGTTGATTTTACTTATGAGGTGCTTTTCCGTATCTTCGACGCGTGCCTCCATGGAATTTTGGAGCTGGACCAGTGCGGAATATTTTTTATAGCCGTTTTCATCGTCCAGGTTACCGGCAATCGTAATGACCTTGTCCTGTGCGTCAACACCTTTGTCAATAGCCTCTTTCAGTGCTTTATTGACGTTATCAATGGACACGGATTCTGCATCAAGCAGAGATTGGTCTACCTTTACTTTTACCGTACAGGTCGTTTCGTCAGAATACGGGCCGGCGCCGAACAGGTCAGCATACGCAACGCTTACATCATAGACCCCGGCAGGGCAACTATAGGTTAGCGCATTATTTACCGTAAACAGGATCGTATCGTTAATTTTTACGTACATCCCGTTACAGTCGTCCGGAATGGCCCTGGTAACGATACTCATACCGCCCAGCTTATCTGTAACGGTTGGTGCATCAGGTTTCTTTGGTTCCGGTTTATAGTACTGCAGTTCTGCCGCCGCGCTGTATTTCCCGTCTGTACCACAAGCGAATACATACAGTTTGCCCGTGCGGCTTGTCAGCTTAACGTCTGCTATCAGGCTGTTCGTACGGAGCAGGAAGTCGTTAGTCTTCGTCCCCGCCCCGGTATCAGTGCGGATTTCATAAAAAGCGATATCAGCATTCGTGACGGCATCCCATGTCAGTGTTGCCGTGGATTTACCGAATGTAACAGCCAGCTTGCCAGGCGTATTCGGCGTTGTTGTTCGGGCCGCGCATAGTACGTCAATGTGCGGCGAAGTATCGGGCGTTGTATACTCGCCCAGCTCGTTGGCTGTACACACAGCAACACGATAGGTATCACCTGGTACACACTGCGGAATGCTAAATTGATTTACACCGGTACCTGCAAACGTCCACGGTCCGAGCCAGCCCAGTTCATCCGCCGATACCTCTTCATTAAATACCAGCTGGTCTGCCTGTATATGGTTCGGCTTATAGTAGACCCGAGCCGGAAGATTATCCGGGCCCCAGGACACTTCGATGTCATAGCGGTCGGTCCCATCCAGAAGTTTTCGGAACCGGGTATAAGCTGTAATATTTTCCGGCTCCACAGCAGGCTGGATGTTGCCGGTCAGGCTAATAGATGCCATAACGTATGCCGATTCAACGCCATCAAGAACAGCACAAACGCGTACTCGGTATCCCTGCAGTGGGTCTACGTTGCCAATGGTCATCTGCATGTCTGTTGTATTTCCACATGATACCCAGCTGATACCGTCCGTCGAATAATACACATGGAAGCTATCGTATCGGCTGTTGCCCGGCATTTGCCAGCTTGCTACGATGTTACAAGTTTTTACGCCTGCATAATTCTGCTGGGCCTGTTCGACGAGCTGTAAGTTAATCGGTGCCCGTAATGGGTCTTCTGCCGTGTAATCAATAACGGGATACCGACTATAATCCACATCATAAATTGCTTCGTCATATTGCACACAGGTAAGCGATACTTTTTCATCTCCGTCTCGTTCCACCTTTGTAATGCGGAACGGCTGTACGATTTTATCAACGACGCCTAGGGCGTAACAGTCATACTGTACTGGCGTTGAATCGGCATCGAACGCCTCCGTAATGGTAATCGTTTTCGTTGTTGTGTCGGCAGATACTGTTTTAACATCCCGCGTTACGATCTGATCATTTTTCGACAGCTGTATTTTAATCCCGTACGCCTCATTAGCTGTCAATATAATTTCCTTATCCAAAGTAATCGTGTTTCCATTTACGGCCACGATACGGCCCGATGCCAGTCCGATACGGGCCACACTATGGCTGACGCCGATGATATCGCCATATTCGCAGACGATGGCATTGATGTCAGCGGAAAACGTAACCGTTTCTAATTGCCGTTCGTTCGTTGCGAGAAGGTACATACCTTCTCGATAAGCCTGAGAGCGTCTGGCTACGCCAAACAACGTAAGTTGTGCGGTATTATCCTGTAATTCTACGTCTTGCGCGTAGCGGGCCGAACGGATAAAAAATTCAGTATTCTTATAGTCGTTGTCTTTATCATTATATGTGATTTCAACAGAACGCGCCCGATCGTCGAGTGACGAGAAAGACCCGTTAAACGATGACATAATCGTGCGTCCCTCGCCGAAAATCTGACGCATGACGCCCGGTTTATCAACGGCGATACCTAATTGTGTTCCATGCTGAATAATGACACCATGTCCAACAGACGCCGCTTTGTTGGCCGCTTCCAGCCGTTTCTGCGACGTATCGAATATCGCGTCAAACTGGAAGCGTGTTTCTTTCGTTCCGTCGTTTGTAGCTATCTGTTCGTCAGCATAAGCGGCCGCATCCTTCCATTCATCCCAATACCGTGTAAATCGTTCTTTCGGCGTTCCGTCTGCAACGAATTCCATAGCTCCCGTATTGATGTTCTTCAACTGCCGGCAATGATGCAGAATGTCATACGCCGCCCAGATAGGATTATTTGCGTTTTTCTGTACGTATTTTTTCGCCGACGGGTCATATACCCAGACATGTGCCCGCGTCTGTTTCCAGGTCACGTTCGGAACACTGCCATTCAGCTGACTAGTTGCTTTGACGCGCATCGCAACGAGTACTTTATTTGGCCGGACAAATGCTCCGGTATAGATATAAGATGACAATGTAGACCATTGCATGAGTGCGCACCGACGATTCGTAAGTGGTGTTTCTATAGCTGTCACCATGACGTCATACCGATTCGAAGCAAGGCCGGCAAACGTATATACTTTGCGGATAGACTGGTTCGTTTTGCGTGTCAGCGAATATTCATGAGTTGTCCATGTCTGCGTACCAGTTACGCGGTACGAAATATTAAATTTTGCCGTCTGGTCTCCGAAATTCCCGTTGTCTTTCTGGTAATAGATGCCAGAGGGAAATGTTACAGCGACCTCGATTTTATTGACTTCATTGCTGTCCGTACTTCTAGTAACAGGATTTCCTTCCTTTAATGTCAGGTCGATGCTTTGGTCGGCTACTGTATCCGGGAAGAAAGAAATCGGTGTCTGGTCGTTTGTACCAAGCCGGGTTTCTATCTGGCAGTTGGAAAAATTCTCAATCGGAGTATAGCCGATACGGATATCAGAAATGCTATCTATTGGGCCATAACCGCCACAATACAGTACATTAAGATACTGGGTGTCTTCATCCGCCGTTTCTACGTGACACATTAGAAGCTGCGGGGCCGGGATGCACTCACCGTATGTTTCACCGATAACGTTTCCTTCCTGCGTCTGAACACCTGGAAGGTCCCAGCCATACGACTGCGAACTGCTCATTTCGGACGACGGGACCTGACTCAGGTGGAACATGCTGTTAATCAGCTTGCCACCCAGAATCATTACCGCTCCGGATACCAGAGACCGGGCAAACATAGACGACAGCCCGAAAATATTGTGCGGAGCGGCAATCATCAGTCCTATCATCAAAGCCATGCCGAAAAATTTCTTGAATCCATGGCCGCCGATGTGAGGCGTTACAACGAATTCTTCCCCGTCTTGCGGATAGCACGATGCCGGGCCGCTAATCAGGCGGCCATTTTTATACACATCATATGCATCTAAGTCCGGGACGTAAAATGATAATGGCCGTCCGGTATAGTTAATTTTTTGTACTGTTTTCTCGATTGTAAATGGATTAGTTACTATGATGAGTGTAAACATATTTCTGCTCCTTTGGGCCGATAGAATCCAACGACCCGTGACCGCCACCGTCTAAGCCTGTCAATGACGACAGACGTGCCATACGCGTGGATAAAATCGCCATTGCCAATATAAATGCCGACATGATTAGCTACCCCTTCGTACAGCTGTAATAGTACAAGGTCGCCTTCTTCTGGATGTTCCACGCTGTCCCAGTCTGCTGATGCGGTTACAATATTAGCGTGGACAGCCTGATGATCACGCGGGTCGATAGGATATTCTGGCAGGTCGATACCACGCATATGATAGATATACCGTGCCAGTCCCCAGCAATCGAATCCTGTTTCCGGATTTCTGCCGCCATCGACAAACGGAATCCCAACCAGCTCCTGATAGTTATACATAGGTTCCCGTCATCCCCTGTTCCCCGCCAAACCGGGACGGAATACGGCATTCCTTGAGTGTATTATTACAGCACGCCGCCGTACCGGAATATCCGCACTGAATAGATTTAAATACAAACGGACAATAGTTCATCATATATTTATCCGGCGGGAACCGGTTATATACGTCCGGTGCGCATCCTAGTTCAAATGTAATCCAGTTTTCGTCATAACTCGTACCGCGATTCACGAATTCCAGCGTCAAAAGCGGCTGTGTATGGTCCAGCATAGCAGCGTGGACGGTATAAATCGTTACGGCCGCATCTGTAAGGCCCTCATATTTTTTTACATATGTCATCAGAAGGCCGCCGCAACTCGATACGGATATCTTGCATGTCGGCATAGTCTTGCCGTCGGCCGTAACAGATTCAAATTTAATCGGGAACCGTGTCCATGTATGTCCATTCCAGGTCACGTCTTCTGTATTGCGGGCCAGTCGGACGACTTCCGGCAAGCTCTTGTGTTCCACCTGTAACAGCAGTAAAAACGGCTTATCGCTGGATAATTTGTTTTTCTCCATAATAGCCGCTGTTTCCCATGTAAGCACGATTTACACCTCCTCGAACTGCAGTGTTACGGACCATCCGGTGGGATGGTAATACTGCCCCGACCAGTCACCGGCGAACCGCACGGTATGCGATTCGCCTAATGAATAATCAGTAAATGTAAACATATCAGCCGTACCGACGGATTTATAGAACGTACGAAGCGTCTGGTACTGAACATCGGTCAGATTAGCCCACGAATACGTCCACGTCGATTTCATCCGCGTATTCCGCGGACGCGTCTGTTTGTATCCGCCATCGGTTTCCGTTGATATCGTACTAGGCGATATGGTTTCGACATGCGTATTGCCGATGTTGGATGCCGACTGAACCAGTGGTTTCGGTATTTCATCCAATGGAAAAACATTCATTTATTTCACCCCCAGCGCGGCTTTCAGGTTAGTCGCAGAGCCATCGACGTTATTATTGACGTCTTCAACAACAGCGTTCAGCACCCAGCGACGCAGATTGTTGTCGTAATGACTATCCTTAACGCTGACCTGACTACTGCTGTTATTAATAATATTGACAACGGGAGCATTCCCACCGCCTCCACGGGCCGCTACGATGCCACTGGCAATACGGGAATAAGTATCGCTATTAAGCGGGAAAATACCTTCTTCGTCTCGTCCCTCACCAATCATGGCCAACGTTGGGGCTGTAACGCGACCACCGTCTGCCAATTTAGGTATTTTCGGAAGTCCCTTGCCGGAATACCAGCTACCGTCTGCAAATTTAGGTATTTCCGGAAGTCCCTTGCCGGAATACCAGCTACCGTATCCGCTCGAATAATTCCATCCGGCTGAACTTGCGCCTATGCCCATAAATCCGCCCAGTAAGCCCATAGTAATCTTTGCGGCCGACCATTTCGCCACAATACTGGTAATCGTCGTCAGAATGACCTTGCCCATGTTCTCAGCTAGTTTTCCGACATTTTCGATGTTACTGCCCAGGTCAGAAAATACATTCGATAGACCTGATTCTAGAGAACTTGCGGCTTCAGACGCGATATCCATTGTTGAAATATTCGCATCTTTCCACAGGCTGTAGAACTCTGTCATCGCCTTTCCTTTTCCTTCCCAGTCGATACCAGCGAGGCCCTGTTTCAACTTCTGTCCGGTAAACAACTGATTGAATTCCGACATGTTCCGATTCGATATAGCAGACTGCACGGCCTTATCAAATTCCTGTGCCCGTTCCTGTTCCCGTTTCTGGGTTAGTTTGCTTACTTCAGCCGTATACCATTCTTCAACGGCTTTCATAGCTTCGATATCGTTCTTGTGCTGAGCAACGGCCTTGAACCGCTCCTGCTTTTCTTTCTCCAGCCGTTCAACAGCCGCCTTTAATTCGGCGTCATACAGCGCAGTATAATCACCTTTTACTTCAGCATTTATTTTAGCCGTTTCATCCTTTAATTTCTGCTGATTCTGTATCAGCTTCTGGTTCACTTTATCAAGTTCGGCTGTGCGATACTGTTTCAGCAATTCTTTGGCATACGACGTATCGACGCCACCGACATTATCGACGGCACGAATTTTTTTCATCTGATCCGCAACGACTTTCTGTACTTTAGCAAGGCCTGATTCGTATTCTGTGCCCGATTCTGTGTTCAGTGCCGCCTGCAGTCCTGTAACAATATCAGCGTAATCTTGTTTTGCCTTAGCCAGTTTCCGTGCCGCTTCCGCCGCGGCTTTATTAGATGCCGTTTTCCCGACCAGCGTTGATGTTACCTGCATATTGCCAGACGCTTCTGCTATTGATCCATAGCCCTGGATGCCGCCAAACGTCGAATTGAATTCATCCAGTGACAGGTCATGGACACCAGCAGACGACTGTCGGGACCGGACCATGCCATTGCCGATATAGACGCCGACATGCCCCGGTGTGTCTACCAGATCGCCGGGCTGTAAAGCACCACGGACAGCATCCAGGTTACCTTCGTGATACGCACCGAGAGCTTTGAAATCCTCATCGTTAACGACACCACCACCAGCGAATGGATTTTGACGGCCTAGTGACGAAAACACACGTTCATACAAATCATGAGTAAAATCATCACACCAGCCGTCAACATCATTACCTAACTCACCACGCCACTGTTCGCCGTCATAATAATCACTCATTGCCCGATAAGCGACATATTCGCCGACCGGGATATCATACGCTACAGGCTGTGTGTTAGCCGTGGACGACCCAGAGACCTGCGTTGCCGTCATGGCACTCATGTAACCCATGACGTCATTTACATATGCCTGATTACTGCCAGTGGGATGACCGGCGTTATATGCAGATATCGTTTGCGATACGTCGCCATACGTATTGTATAAATCGGCTAAATACGCCGCAGCCGCCAGTATATTCTGATTCGGGTCCGAACCTTCGCCATAACCCTGACCGCCATTATACGTATCAGCAATATCCTGCGATATCTGGGCAAGTCCGTAATGTGCATAATCTGACGACCAGTCATTGCCCGGACCTGTCCGCCCATGGCTTTCCCTTTTGATAACGGCCGCCAATAATCGCGGGTCGATTCCATGATAATTGGCTGCGTATTCGATTTGGTTAGCCCATTGTGCTAATTCCGGGTCGTCTTCAAAGGAATACCTGGTAACGGTCGATGCCGCTGTTGATGCAGAAGACTTCGAGCTGCCAGATTTTCCACTGCCACCAGACCCGCCGCCTAAATCGCCGAGGTTAAATGCGGCTTTAATTTTTTCATTTACTTCATCCTCTTTGGCTTTCGCTTCTTCTGCAGCCTTTTTTGCCTGTTCGTAATTATAGACTTCACTGCCTTCTTGCTGGCTTAAGATCGGAAGAGCG